ATAATTACGACGATACCCCGACTTTGCGTAAATTTGCCAAGAGCAATAAACGTATTCGTGGCGTCATGGGACCGATCGGTTGCCTTTCTGGTCGCACGGAATACTTGACAAAAACGGGCTGGGAATCGATTGGTGAATATTCCGGTGGTGAAATAGCCCAATGGAACCCGATCACTGGTCAGGCTGAATTTGTAAATCCAGTAAGATATATCAAGTTACCATGCGAAGAGTTGATCAGATTTGAAAATCGTTTTTCTATGGTGCAGGAACTGTCTGAAGAGCATCGTGTGGTCACTGTTGGATATAATGGAAAGTTAAGAGAAGATTCTGCTCTGTTTTTGGAAAGCACTGTTAACAAAAACGTAGAGGGATTCCACGGGAAAGTCATCACTACCTTTGCTGCTCCTGATCTGCCAGGTATCGAAATGGATGAATTTGAAATCCGTTTGATGGTGGCCGTTATTGCTGATGGGCACTTTCCAACCCATTCACTGAACACAAACTGGTGCAATATCTGTGTCAGGAAAGAACGCAAGAAGGACAGAATAAGGTACCTGCTCAATCAATGTGGTATCGAGTTTGTCGAAAAGGTCTACTCTGAAAGACCGACAGAAAGTCACTTCAGGTTCTATGCTCCTTTGAGAACAAAAGAGTTCGACCTTTTCTGGGGATGCAACGAAAAACAGCTATCCTTTATCTACGATGAAATGTGTAGATGGGATGGACATGATAGTGAAAACAGGCTGTGTTGGTTCGGGAACGATAAAACAGGCGCAGATTTTGTACAGTATGTTGCTGCCTGTTGTGGCCATCGGGCGACGATTGGTGTCACTAAGTACCCACAAGAAAACTGGAATGATAACTACCATGTTGATATTTCCAGGGGGAATAGCCTAACCTCCTTTCGTGGATGCAAGGTCACAAGAGTCAAAACAGAAGATGGCTTTAAGTACTGTTTCACGGTTCCCTCTTCATACTTTATAGCACGTCTGGATGGAAGGATATTTGTAACGGGCAATAGCGGCAAGAGCTCAGCATGTGTGATGGAGATAATCAAAAGAGCTCAGCAACAGGCTCCTGCACCTGATGGGGTAAGGTACTCGAAGTGGCTGGTTGTTAGAAACTTTTTCCCACAGCTACGGGACACGACAATCCGAACGTTCCATGAATGGATTCCTCCCTTTTATTTTGGCCAATGGAAGGCAACGGAACATAACTTTATAATCGATAAGATCACCCTTCCTGATGGAACCAAGGTCCATTGCGAGGTTTTGTTCCGAGCTTTGGACAGACCTGAACAGGTTGGTAACTTACTGTCCCTCGAACTGACAGGTGCCTGGATTAACGAAGCCAGAGAGGTCCCCAAGGCACTTGTGGACCTAATCGATACCCGTATCAACAGATATCCACCTAAATCTAAAGGTGGTGTCACCTGGACCGGTCTTTGGATGGATACCAACCCACCTGATTCCGATAGCTGGTGGTACAGGCTCTTCGAGAAGGACAAGCCTGACAATGCGGCTATATTCAAGCAGCCCAGTGGACGAGGACCGGCAGCAGAGAACCTGTCTCACCTGGAGGCTCTTTATTACTCCGAGCTCATGCGAGGTAAGGATGCTGAGTTCATCAAGGTCTATGTGGATGGAGACTATGGCTACGTGCGTGACGGTAAGCCGGTCTATACAAATTATTCGGACTCTCTCCACTGTACCTCTGAAGACCTGGAGGCTATCCCTGGCTTAGTCCTGGTACTTGGATTTGACTTTGGTTATCGTAATCCAGCATGTGTCATGTCTCAATTGACAAAGACCGGAGTGCTACGTGTCATCAGGGAATGGCACGCAGAGAACATGGGCATAAGGAACTTTGTCAGGGACATCATCAAGCCGGAGCTTGCTGCTAACTTTGGGAAGTACGAGATAGCGGTAGTGGGAGATCCCTCTGGAGCTAAGAAGTCTGACAATGATGCAAAGTCATGCTATGCAGAGCTCTACGAAGCTGGGCTACCAGTCACCCCTGCTCATAGCAATGCCATGGAGTCACGTTTCAATGCAGTGAATGCCTTCCTGACTAAGATGGTAGAAGGGCAACCTGCATTTCAATTGTCTCCAAGCTGTCGTCTGTTGCGCAAGGGCTTTATAGGGGGCTATCACTACAAAAGGTTCACGGGATCTATCGATGACCAGTTCCAGGACGTTCCACAGAAGAATGTCTACTGTGTAGACACTAAAACAGAAATGTTAACCAGAAATGGCTGGAAGGGCGTGCATGACATAACAGATAACGATATCGTTTATGGATATGACATGCAGAAACAAAAATTGGTTGAAACATTGCTACGGAAGGTCCACTACTTTGAAGGCGAAGCAAGGGTAATTTCCTTTAAGAACCAAGCACTGTCTATGGTATTGACGCCTAATCATCGTTGTGTCGTTTCGCATCGTAACACGAGGGAAAATATTTGGTCAGATCCTTATTTTGTAAATGCCGATAAAGTGAATACGGCACATAGAATTATTGGAGTTTCCAGCATAGACACCTGGGGGATGGGGAGACCGCATTTACTTTATTCCAACACATTTATTAAAATATGCGCCTGGGTTGCTACAGAGGGTTCTTATAGAAATAATGATAGAACTATCATGGTCAGCCAGAGTATCTCTCATAATCCTAAATATGTCGAAGATATCGATAACCTTTTTGCTAACAGTCCCTGTTTGGTTTCTCGTCACATATTCCCATCCCATCCAGATATGGTAATCTGGAAAATAGGATATGAATTAGCGGATTCCATAAGAGATGTAATGCCGGATAAATACCCCGGATATGATTTTATATCTAAAATGACTAACAGTCAAAAAAGGTTATTTTTGTATGAATGTATCAGGGGTGATGGACATTTTGGTAGAACACGTTTTGGTCCCATGCCTGACATGAATGGTATAGAACGGGCGAGAGATCTGTGGATCGACAGATCTATGACTCCAAGGTTATTCCAGAAAAAGGTTGGACTCGTTGATGCCTTGCAAATGATAGCTACCCTTTCAGGTATTCGGACCGTTATATATCCTAAAGATGATGGGTACTTAATATCTTTTTTACGAAGTCCAAACATGCAAGTACAGGGCATGGAAATTATCAATGGGACTGTTTCAGATGTTTGGTGTCCAGAAACAGAAAGTGGCACCTGGGTAGCCAGAAAAGATGGAACGATTTTCGTTACTGGTAACAGCCATGTCCATGACGCTCTACAGTACAGCGCAATGTACATCGACCGTTCCTTTCGTGTGTCATCGGATATATTTATAAACCGTCGTAACGTACAGCAGGAATCTGTGTCAGATCTGGCCTGGACATGACCATTAACCTTCCCAGTACACTCAAGGTCTGTGGTCTCATTTACGAGATCATTGTAGATGACAATCTGTCACTGGACCGTGGAGCTACAGGGCAGCATCATGCTGAGCAATTGACGATAACGATACAGACACATGGAGTGAATAACCAACGTGTCATCCAAACCTTCCTTCACGAAATTATACATGCCATTGATGAACATTATCTGAATGGGGACCTACAGGAAGGTCAAGTGCGGTCATTGGCCTCTGGTTTTTACCAGGTGCTGGTGGATAACGATCTGTTAAAACTTGGGAGTGAATAGCAATGATAAATGTCTTGGGACCGGATGAAGTAACTAAATTACAGGTGGACGCTGATGTCCAACAGGCAATGGATGCTGATGCCGCAGAGGGGCAAAATGAGAACTTTGTGAGTAACCTGGCGGCTTATGTTAAACTTCGCTGGGAAAGAGCTTCCAGAGCGAAGGTTGTTGTCGAGAATCAGATGCTGGCCAATCTTCGTCAGAAAAATGGGACATACGATCCCATGAAATTGGCAGCCATCAAAAAGCTGGGTGGGTCACAAACCTTTGTTCTGCTGACAGACACCAAATGTCGTACAGGTGTCGCCTGGACAAAGGACATTCTGTTTCAACCTGGAACCAAACCCTGGTCTATAGATCCTACCCCGAAGCCTGACCTGCCACCGGAATTGGAAGCCGCAGTAACTGAGAAATTCATGACAGATGCTCTGACACAGATACAACAGGAATTGATGATTACAGGGATGCCGTCTGACCCCTATTCTGTTGAGGGAGAGGTGGAGAGAAGGTTTCCCAACATGAAGGAGGACATCGAAAAGATGTTCCAAGATGAAGCTAAAAAGCTTTGTAAAAAGGAAGAGATTTTCATCAATGACCAACTGACTGAAGGAGGGTGGTACAAGGCACTGGAAGACTGTCTCGAAGATATCGTGTCCCTGAAGGCAGGGATCTTGAAGGGACCTATCCTGAGAAGTCAGAAAACAAGGGTGAAGTTGCTCAACCAGGAGACCGGACAGTATGAGATGATTGTTGAGGACAAAGTTGTCCCGATATTTGAAAGACGTAGCCCATTCAATATCTACCCAGCAGCAGACAGCACCGGTGTAGATGACAGTTACCTATTTGACAAGATTACCCTGTCCAGGAAACAGCTCTATGACATGATGAAGCTACCAGGCTTTGATGAAGAAGCTATACGTAAAGTGCTATCAGAGCATCAGGAGGGCTCCCTCAAGGACTGGACAGCTATAGATTCCGAGAAGGCAGCTATCGATGGTAAGGACTCTACCTCCGTTTTCGACACAGACAAGGTGGACTGTCTGGAATTCTGGGATGAAATCCCTGGGCACCTTTTGCTTGAATGGGGCCTGACAGCCGAAGATGTTCCAGATCCCGATGACTCTTACCCTTCCTGTATCTGGATGATAGGTGACAATGTTGTCAAGGCTATGATGAATTACGATCAATTCGGAAACAAGCCCTTCTCGGTCACTTCCTTTGAAATGGTGGAGGACTCCTTTTGGGGCAAAGGTGTACCGGAATTGATTGCTGACATACAGGGTATCTGCAATGCTATTGTCAGAGCCATCGTGAACAACGTAGGTATAGCTTCTGGACCACAGATAGAAATTAATAAGCAACGTGTTGCACCTGGGTTCCCGATGGGTCTTCATCCCTGGAAGGTGTGGGAGACCTCGGATCTTGGTATAGCCACAGCACCAGCAATGAAGGTGTACAACATCCCTCTCAATGCTGACAACTTGATCCAGGTGTATGCTCACTTCAGCAAGATGGCTGACGAGCATTCCGGTATCCCTGGCTTTGCGCAT